AGCAGCCGCAGGACTTACGCCGGAACAGCTGGCGGAGCAGATCGGGGCGAATGTGAAAAATGATGAGCAGCCTGTTTCATGACGATATTACCTGGTGCATGGAGGATCATTGCCCGGTTGTCGGATGTGATCGCAATCCGGTGAACATGATGGACCATACCGGCCTGCATTCATTTTCCGCGTTCAAGGGAACGGAATACTGCCCGGCATACCGGAATTCAGACGCAGGGTGCATGGAAATATGCGTCCATGTGCAGGAGTGCTTTTCAAATATCAAGGATCCTGGTGAAGCGCTGCGCACATTGCAGAAAGAATACTGCGACCATTGTGTGTTCGCTTCGGTGGAGGAGGACTGACCATGCTGTGTTCGGAGTCCGAACGGAAACAGGCATTCCGGATCGCATATGAATTTCTCTCCGCGCATCCGGACGTAATGCGTGAACCGGAGGATTACAAGAAGGCCGCAGATGACGCGGTGGAAATTATATCGGCGCATATGGACAACCGGCTGGTCGGTTATCTGGTTATCGCGGTATGCGAATATATTTATGAAAGATCGGAGCGTGAGAAGCATGACGCCTGAAGAACTGCTGAGGGATCTGGAGGAATGTACGGGACCTTGCGGACGGATGTGCCTTTCCTGCCCGGAGAGCCGGTATGTGGCGGAGATCCATGAAGTACTGGAAAAACTAATCGAGGAACGTGACTATTACCGCTCGCTGTATCAGAAACTTGCTTCCGATCCGAGGTATCTGCCCGGAGGAACCGACGAATGATTGGCGCGTGTTTGCAAAGTTGGGTTCTCGTTTAATTATTATAGAGGGAAGGGATTTTATTGGCGACAGGACATAAAATTATTGATCCGTCCGGACGCAGTTTCATGATTGTGGCAAACAACCATGACGAGATTGTGTCCAAAGTCAATACCGTATAGGAGAAATGGGAAGAATACTGTGACCGGAACTGGCTGAATAATACGGGCGACGTATATACGCCGGAGTTGAAGATCAAGTATTTCCTGGACTCGCTTGCGTATCTCCTTCTGCTCGGATCGACAGACGGAATCGAAACGAACTACAAACGGGTCATGCATGCAAAGCGGGAGATCCCTGTATCGAACTGCACAAGCGATATCGAAAATTTCCTGTACGCTACAGGGGGTGCCACCGATGCAGGCAGCGTTGAGGAGCAGTCTTCTTTCGCTCAGATGCTGGACAGGCTTGACGAACGTGCAGAGCCGTACCAGACGCAGCGATCCGCACGGCGGAAAGAACGCAGCAGGTTTCATATGAAACTGAAGCGCGGAATCCGTGGCGGCGAGTGGCATCGCGTTGACACGGAAGGAAAGTTCTGGGTCGGAAACAACCAGTATGTGATTGATGACCAGGTGCTTCAGTACCAGCCTGTTCCGACAGAATACGGGGATTATTATTCGATGGACAGGATCCTGTATTCCGGCGGGAAGTTCTACGACATGAATTATGACGAGGTAAAAGTTTACGCGATCGGCGGGATTGTTCCGTACGACGCGTTCCAGGTTCACATTGGGGCGGAGATGTAAAACCCGTACCGTCAAGACACCTACAGCAATCTTATATGCATTAGACTTTTAATCTAAACCTGCAAAACCGGTGTCTTGTTTATTGCCTGTTAGCTCAGCACGGAAGAGCATCTGACTGTTAATCAGAGGGTCGCAGGATCGAAGCCTGCACAGGCAGCGGAATATCTTGGCGTGATGAAACAGAAGCCATGCGAAATTCTAACCTTCGTGGGCATCAGCCCGTGAGAGTGCAAGTCTCTCCGCCAAGACCAAAGACGCTTACAGCAATCTTATTGAATTTCATGCTGAGAAATAAAGTATGCGTCTTGCTATATAAGACCCTGACAGCAATTTAATACATAGGGGATTTTATGTGTGGGTCTTGTTTTTATATATAAGGGGCGTTACAGGCAGGTGTCTGAGGCTGTTCGATTCAGCAGCGTCCCTCCAACAAAGGAAGTGAAGGAGTTGAGCAGATCCATTGATTCGCTCGATGTGAAGGAGAAAGCAGTTCTTGTTCAGGAGGTGCTGGACAAGAAGGCAGGGGTTTTAGATAAAGACTGGTGCGACATGGTCATGGACTACGATCTTGATTGCAGTCCGGAAACCCTACGCAAGGCAGGCGTCGGCGTTAAACTTGCAAGCGATGCCGGCATGGGTTTCCCGAAGGACGGCGCTGGAACCCGCGACGTGATGGATGGCTATGTTGAGCGCCAGAAACTCTATGACTTACAGCGCGAAATCCGAAAGGATCTTCGTGCGCAATCCAGGAGCGAACTGATTCGCGAGGCGATCCGGAATTCGATTAAGGATCTGCCGCCTGTCACTTTTACGCAGCCGAGCGTGACTACCGGACTGAATGACCGGGAAATTGTCGTCGGCATGGGAGACTTCCATTTCGGCGCCGAGTTCGTCGTACGCGGACTGTACGGCGAGGTGATCAACAAATACGACCAGCAGGTTTTCGAACAGCGGATGGACCGGCTGATAGGCGAGATTGTCCGGATCACAAAACACGAAAACGCAGGACAGATCACGATTATGCTGGTGGGTGACATGCTGGACGGGCTTCTCCGGAACAGCCAGATCTCACGGCTCGAATACGGCGTTGTCGAAAGCGCGATGCGCCTGAGCGAATACCTGTGCCAGTGGATCTCGACGCTTGCGCAGACTGCCGGCGTTCATGTGAGGATCTATGCTGTGCGCGGAAACCATGGTGAGATCAGACCGCTTGGGTCCAAAGCCGGACAGTTCCCGGAGGAAAACATGGAACGGATCGTCATGCATTATATTTATGAACGGTTCAGGAACCATCCGGCGGTTACGGTAGAGGACGCGGACGCGCCTATGTCCAGGATGGTGGAAGTGCTTGGATTCAAGTTCCTGCTGATCCACGGACAGGGCGGAGATATCGAGAATATCACAAGAGATCACCAGAACCTGTATTACAACAAGATTGACTACGTGGTATGCGGACACCTGCATAAGAGCCAGACGTTTACCGCCGGTGTAAATCCGGGCGGCAACGCGCTGATTGAACGTGTACCGAGTATATGCGGCATCGACCCGTACGCGCAGAGCAAGGGATACGGATCCCCGGCAGGCGCGACGGCAATCCTGATGGAAAGCGGATACGGGCGCAGATGCGTGTATCCGATTAAGCTATCATAAAGGATTGAGGTTATTTACGTGGCAAGAAGAAAAGTAAGCGGGAAGCTGTGTATCCGGTGCAACAACATCCTGCCGCTGGAGAAATTCAGCCCGAACAGGCAGTGGGCCTCCCAGCAGTACCGGGACGCGTGGTGCGAGGACTGCGCGAAGAAATACTGTGTTGACGAGGAAACGGTCAAGCGGTACTGTTTTGAAAACAACCGGAAATTTAAGGAGAACGCATGGGAAGCGGCGAATAAGAAAGCCGTGTATAACCTGAACAACGATAAGGAATACCTGAATCCCATGACGACTCCGGAGCGAAAAAAAGAACTGGAGGCCCTGGCACAAGCCAGGGCTTTTTTAAGTTTGAAAAATAATGTTTATGCCTACGAGTACGAGGAAAATGTACGCGCAGCGGATTCCACGCGGGACGAGATCGTCCACGAGTTCACGGAAGAGAAAGACAAACCTTACTACGACAAGGTATGGCAGGGCTGGTTCACGGAGGACCAGGTCGCGTGGATGGAGGAAAAGTACGCGCAGTATTCCGAGGACTTTGTGCTGGACAATGTGAACATGCAGGACTATACGCGGAAGGTCATCAAGGCTTCGCTGAACGCGGACCTCGCGGAAGACCGGATGCGCAGAAACCAGGGATCGCCGGACGAATACATGAAGGCACAGCGAATTTTCGACGACCTGAGCAAGAGTTCCAACTTTGCGGCCTGCCGCCGGAAACCCGGCGAGAGTACCGGCATGGGATCCCTGGGCGAAATTATCCTGAAGCTTGAGACACAGGGTTATATTGACGAGAATCCGTATACGTTCCCTGACGACGATATCGACAAGGTAATCCAGGCTTATAAATATACGCTCGAATCCATCGGGATGGAGATTCGCTGATGGCTTCCACAGACAAAGCTTCGCAAGTCAGGGAACTTAAAAACTTCGAAGCGTGGAGCAAACAGATCTGGTACTGGCGGACGCATCTGGACCGATTCATTGAAGAATACTTCAAGATCAAACTGAAGCCAAGCCAGCGGGTGGACGCGAGGATTATCGGGAATTTCAACAGTATCGACCTGGTGAAAAACCGTGGCGCCGGCAAGACATGGCTGATCGCGATCTGCGCGATTGCGCTGGGCGTCCTGTATCCGGGAAGCTCGATCGCCGTGATTTCAAGTACGGCGGAACAGGCGGTGCTGGTCGTAAAGAAAATTGATGAAAAATTCTTACAGTATCCGGATGTGCTGCGGGAGATCAACGCGAGCCGGCACAACAAACCTGTACAGACCACTCCGCATAAAGGCGTATGCTGGCTGAAGAGCGGAAGTAAGATTGAAAGCTATTCCATGGGGACCCTGCGCGGCAACCGCGCAAAGATCCTGATCTGCGACGAGGCGCCGGAAATTCCGAAGAACGACCTGGATGCCGTCGCGAAACCGATCATGAACGAGACGCGGGATATCTGCATCCAGCGCGGGATCGAGGATTACCCCAGCAAGATTATCAGTATTACGTCGGCATGCCTGAAGAACAACTACTTCTATACGTCGTTCATGAATATCCTGAAGCGTATGGCATCCAAGGAAAACGGATGCTTTGCCTGGGCGATGAGTTATAAGGAGGCTGTACGCGAGGGGATTTCCAAACAGTCATTCTTCGACGAACAGCGGCAGAGCATGACGGATGAAAAGTTTATGATGGAATATGAAAGCAAATTCCTGGGCGCGGCTGAAGGTGCCGTGTTCCCGTTTGACCTGACCGACCAGTGCCGGACGCTGCGGGACGTCGAGATCGCACAGCCTGCGAAGTCAACGGTCGAATATGTGATGTCGCTGGATATCGCAACTTCCAGCGCCAGCAACGCGGACAACGCGGCACTGACAACCTTCAAACTGGTGGAACTGGAAAACGGCGGATACCTGAAACAGGTTGTCCGGATCCAGACCTATAAAGGCAAACGCCTGGATTCGCTGGCGACAGAGCTACGTAGAAACCTTGTACTGTTTCCGAATACGATTAAGGTGGTCGTGGACGTGCGCGGTATCGGCGACGCTTTTCCGCAGTTCCTGTGCAAACCGTGGACGGACCCCGGAACCGGGAAGGAATATCCGCCGCTGGTGCGGGACGACGAACCAAGCATTATTGACAACGCGGTTCCGCTGATCCATCCGTTTATCGCGACCAACCTGCTGAACCAGCAAATGGTCAACTGCACGACGATCGCGCTGGAACAGCAGTCACTGCAGCTCCCGATCAATTCGCGGTATATCATCAATAACAAGATCGCGGAGAGCGACGATGACGCGGAAGGATCCAGCAAAAAGCTGACGATGGCGGAGAAGGCGATCTTTGTGGAAGCGGACGCGCTGCAGATCGAGATGGGCAATATTATCGGACGGCAGGGCGCCAACGGCAATGTGATCTTCGAGGCGGCTCGCGCCGGACAGCACAAGGACCGTGTAAGCTCCCTGATGATGGGAGTTCATTATATCGCAGGACTTGAAGAAGAAAGAAAAAAGAGACTGATGCGCGGAAGCACCGGTATGGTGTACGGCATCGTCAGTTCAATTTATTAAGAAAGGGGTGGTACGGGTGGCAGAACAGATTGACAGTGTTTCGGCATATGCGCATGATCACAGGCCGAGTACCGCCTTCGCGATCGCCGCATCGCTGGACGACAATGTGACGCTTACCTATGCGGACAAGGACATTACTTTTACGGGGGATCTTCAGAATTATAACTACGCAAGCATTCTGAAGCAGAAACAGTCCCATATCTATGATATTTACCAGCTTGCGGACTATTTCCTGGACGCGGAAGAATTGTTCGGATCCGCGCTGAAATGTGTGTATGTGCCGTTCAGCCTGACGGACGGATGGTTCCTGACCGGCGGAACAGAAAAGGTGCGTGACAAGTATTATGAGTGGCTGGACAGAATCCATTTTGCGGAGAAACTGGAAAGCTGGTTCCTGCAGTATTACCTGTTCAGCAACGTGTTTTTCTCGATCCAGGAAGATGGCGATATCGTTACGCTCCCTCCGAACCTGACAAGAATTTCCAATGTCATGCTGAACGGGAACCCGCTGATTGAATTCAACGCGAGATCCGTTAAGCAGGACCTGAAGAAACAGGGGCAGAAGGCATGGAAGAAATTCCTGGATGATGAAGAACTGGACGTGCGCCTGCAGGGGTATCCGATTGAAGTTACAGAAGCGCTGAAAAAGAACACGGAATGGGTTCAGCTTGACGCGAAACGGACGCTGGTGTGGCAGGGCGTGAAGCCTGAATGGCAGCGCTACGCGATCCCGATGGTTGTGATGTGCCTGAAGCCGCTCGCGAAGAAAGCGCTGATCTCCGCCTGGGAAGACGCGCAGCTCCAGCTGGGGATCGCCGGGTTCTTCCATGCGTCGGTAGGCGCCCCGAAAGACTCGCAGATCGTTGTGGACGTTCCGATCCTGAACGCTGTGCAGAGTATCACGAAACAGGCGATGAAAGCAAACGGCGGTCTGGCAACTACACAGGATACTGTTTCCTATGAAGTGATTACGCCGGATCTGGATTACCTGTTCCGGGATGATAAATACAAGGGACCCAATGTGGAGATCCTGGGTGCGCTCGGCATCAACGATACGGTTTCGTCCGGATCGGATACATCGGTGTCCTTCGGATCGAGCCAGATTTCGACCAAGATGGTCAGCCTGCGGATCACGGAAGCGAGGAGAAGTTTCTGTGAACTGATGAACCGGATCCTGCGGATTGTGAACGGCGCGGACTTCGGACTGCCGAGAAGCAACGAAAGCAAGATGCCGAAATTCGTGATGCCGAATGCGGACCTGACGCAGGTCGCCGCGTTCCAAAGTGCATGTAAGCAACTTTGGGAAGCTGGCGTGTTGAGTAATGAGACACTTCTGAAGAATTATGGTATTGATGTGAATACCGAATTTGAGAAGAAAAAACAGGAAATTTCCGCCGGACAGAACGCCGTGTTTGTCAAACCGGGTAGTTCGCTTAATGATAATGTAGGGGACGATAATTCTGGCAAGATCGGACGTCCTACATTGGATGATTCAGAACGGCAGAGTGATCCGGGGAATTCTGAGACTGGCAGGAATGAGAAGCCAAGCAGGCCTCAAGGATCTGAAAAGCAAGAAGAATAAAATAAAAAAAACTTATGGGACAGCAGGTTGCAAACTGTTTCGTTGAATCAACTCCTCAACGATTACCATAAGTTTTGTTTAAATTCGGAGTTGATAAAATGGGTTATACTACTATTGATATGGTTGGACAGAAATGTGGAATGCTTACTGTGCTTGAACATGTTGGGCACGATAAAAAACATCAAGCATTATTTCGTTGTGTTTGTGAGTGTGGGAATTATGTTGTTAAAACAGGCACATCATTAAGACGCGGAGAATGCAAATCGTGTGGATGTTTACAAAAAGAAAAAGCAAGTAAGATACATAGTAAAGACTATACTGGTTCGCGGATTGGATTGCTAACAGTATTGGGTATAGCAGGATACAAAATAAACAAAAATGGTGAAAAACATAAACAATATTTAGTACAATGCGATTGTGGAAACCAGAAAATAGTATCATCACAATTGCTTGGCAGGAAGAACCCAATATATAGTTGCGGATGTGCCACATCAAATATTATAGAGGCAAAACATTCTCAAGATATTACTGGTCAGGTGTTTGGCAGGTTGACTGCC